ATGTCGCACTTCAAGTTTTACTCTGCCCAACAATTTGCGATTTTCAAAGAAAAAGAAGAGTTAGAAATAGCAAGAATTAATAATGATGCTCTACCAATTTTCCATATTTGGATTCGTAGTCACAACACACATTCTGGTTACAATATAGGTATTCTGAATACTGGAGCAAAGGCTAAAAACGTTTTACTTAGATATATTAAAAGTGACGACCAAGAATTCAATTTTGAATATTCAGTATTTAATCAAGATCAAACAGAAGCATTTATCATGAGACAAATTGAAATAAGTAAAACTGACGCCAACTTTTTTATTACATTTACAGATGGGTTGGGAAGAATACAAGTTTCGAAATTCATGATAATAAACTCCTCAAACAATATACACAAAATTGCTTTTATAAAAATTGATTGATTTTAAATACATCCACCACTAAACCACCCATCATAATCATCGGGGCACACATTCATCTCTTGACGGGATGGAAGTTCTAAAAACTCAATCGGTGATGATAAATGCAAACTGGCAAACCATGCCAAAATCATTGCCACTGCACCATCGCCATGTCGGTACAGCTCAGGCTCTTTTAAATCTTTGGTTCTGGCCTTGCTCACCATATGAATACCATCAACTTCTTCAATCGCAGTACAGTCATTTTTTAGGTTGTCATCCCTTGGCAAATCAATCATGTCGTCTTCAAAAGCAGATACAAGCTTGGGTGTCCATAAACCATACCAGTTACGATTCAGCTTAATTTCATGCACCATATGCTCACCGTACTTTTCAGCGGTATATTCAGCTAAGGTTTCACCTGTACCTGTGGCATCCATCGCAATACCACCAAAGCGCGGTAAACGATCCAACATATGCCATAGAATTTTCTTTTGCATACGTGCTGGAACATTGTGCATCTCGATAGCAAACGGGGCGATCCGACGCAAATCTGTATCGATGTAAAACGGTAAAATATAACTAAAGTCACGATGACGAGCATAATCCTGTCCAGCACAATGCTGACGACGCTTATCCAATTTTGCCAGTTCAGGGTCTAAATATCGTTGAATCCACTCATCGATATATGCGTCGCGCTCATCAGGAGTAAGCTCTTTAAAATCATCACCCAAGGTCAGACGTAGAATAGTTCTGACTTCAGGCATTGCACGTTCTACCCATAGCTGAGGTAAACATACTGATGATCCATCGCGGGGGATAGCATCTAACTCTTCACGCATGGCAGCTTTACGACTGCCATAAGCTTTACGAATCTTTTTATACCATTTCTCTTTGCCTTCAAGCGTTGCTGCTTTGCCTTGCATAAAGCAAACACGCTCATACAACCCATTCGCCACAGCATCATCAAAAGTAACCACATGCACTTTGGCATCTTCACCAAAGACACCGTTTTCAATATCTTTGACAAATTGATTGAACGGATTATTTTTACCGTTATGGGAACTAATGATGGAGATGCGACCACCCCAAATCAAAAGTGCGGTTGCTGCTTCAATCACGCCTTGAACATTGGGATGGAATGCAGCTTCATCAATAACAACTTTACCCTGTAAACCACGGATGTTCTCAGGACGGCTAGATAACGCGACAATTTGAAAACCACTCGAATAACGCACACGGTAGGCGGTGATCTGACGGGTTTCGCCTTTGTCATTTTGGTCTTCAAAAAGAAATTCTTCAATCTGAGAAATACCTTGACCCTGAGCCTCAGCAATAACGCGCGAAAACTTGGCACAATAGCCAATAAACTCCAGACCTTTTTCTTTGGTATCGCCAATGTAGTAAACACTCATACCGCCAGCTTCTTTGCTCGCTGCTGCGGTAAATACAGCATCAAAGCTTTCGGCAAAAGTAATACCAGTACGACGACCTTTAGGACAGGCTTTAATATCTGTCTTAATCTTTAACCACTCAACTTGGTGTTTCATCAAAACACCTTCCTCGAAAGGATTTAAGTTGTTCGGTAAATTACGCGCACGTTCTGGAAGTTCATCCCAGTCAATAATTCGTACTGTATCTTGCCGTGGCTTTGGTGCATTCATCATTATTTGATGCCTAACACTTTTTCACGCCAGAATTGAATTTGCTCTTCGCCCATACCTTGTGACGCAGCAGCTTTTTTAAGATTTTCATCTTGTTCTTTCAGTAACTCTTCACGAGCCAACCGCCGAACTTCTTCCCGATTATCCATTGCCTTTTCTTTGGTCATCATTGCTGCACGAGCAGCACGGGCCAAAGCACCTACAGCATCAATATCCATTTTCGGTTTTTCAGGATCATCCCCAGTATTGGTTAGTTCATCTAACGCTTTTTTGGTCACAATCGCTTGTACAGCCTGAGCAAGTAACATCCCGCCTTTGTCGTCTGGATCTTCACCAAATTCCTTGACGAGCACCTCAGATGCCGCAGCAAATTCACGCATGGCTTTAGCTTCTTCAGCCCAACCTTTTTTCTCACGCCCTAGTGCGGAACGACTTGGAATACAGTCCACAGGAAATTCGGCACGAATTTCATCCATCATTTCATTGAGCGTGAGCCGATCTTCGCGCAGCATTTTTTCAATAAAGGCACGTTGCTCATCAGAAAGCTTATGCATAAAAGACTTAGCCATAATTGCCAATACTCCTAAGCTGAAGGGCGCTTGATACCATGAATACGCGCACGACCTTCAACATAGTCCTGACCACGTTCAGTGAGACGAACGACTAATACAGCAGGATTGTCCATTTCAATATCAATACAACCTTGCTCTTTCAACCAATACAGCTCAGTTTTGACCTGATCACGACTAAAGCTTAAACCCCAATGATTCAGTCCACTGTGCAATGTAGAGCTATTACCACGATAGCTAGGCATTTCATTTAGCAAGCGCAGCAACACAAGTCGCATTTCTTCTTTTAGATGATTTTCAAAGCTCATACGACCTCACTTATTGTTATTTAAAAGATAATCCTCAATCCGTTTAACTCCTTGCTCAACACCACCAAGCTTAGAATTAACAGTATTGAGTTGACCTTGTAAATTTGAAATATCAACACGGGTTGGCATATCTTTCATTGAGTTTTCAAGGGCAATAACACGCAAATGAAGATCAAGCATTTCTTTAGCTGAGGCGCTGTGTTTCTGGATAATCCATGCATAAATACCTAAAGCAGTCACCACAATCCATTGCACCTCAGCAAAGCCAAGCTTTAAAAAATCAAACATCGGCATCTCCTTGCACTGGCATCAAAGGCTTAGGTTTACTCTGATTAATAAAGCGCGTTAGAAAACCAATAATTGCAAGAATTGTAGTTACTTTCCCTTGACTCGCTTCAGGAATTAAACTCACAATTTCGGGTGGAATACCGTAAACTGAGATATAACCAATAAGAATAAACATCCAGTTACTAAGCCATTTCCAACCCGATTTCCAATTATTCACCAATAAACCACTATGAATTGACGCTTCTACTGAAGTGATCACAGGTAAAATTTGTTGCGCTTGACGTTCAATATGATCTTTAAGCTCAGTCACACGAGCTTGATGGCGCTTGGCTTGTTCCGATAGTTGTTGTTTAGATGCAGCAACTTCTAAGGTCAGATTATCAATCTGACCAGTAGCCTTATTTAATTCACTACGCAAAGCATCATGCTGATCGGGGCTAATCACTTGAACTTTTAAATGTTCTTTAACCGCATTATCAACACGAGTTTTAAAAAGAGAACTGGGGATTTTATGTTGAGTTTTTTTCATATTTAACCCACCAACTCAAAGTGCGGGTAATCTTTGGTTTTAACCCAGTTACCACCCCATGCAATTGCCACTTTTAGCTCAACCGCAGCGGCTTTCATAGCAACTGAAATTGCTTTAAATTTTGATAAATCATTCCAATCAATAGGATAGGGAACTAAATCCACCGCTTCACCTTTCACATGCTTAGATGCAAAAGGATCAGTCAGCCATGTCACTTTTGAAAGGCTTGGTTGAGCATATTTTTCAGGAATACCACGCAGCTTACACTGTTCTATAGTTCGACCTTTGCCCCAGTTGATCATGCACTGCTCACGACTACGCACGCCCTCAACCACCATAAAGTCCTGATCAGTCAACTGGATTGCACGTCGTACAACTTCGACCAAATCAGGATTTACACCTTGCAGGCGTGACAGACTTAATTTTGATAGTACATATTGCTTTTTAGTCACAATAAAACCTTTTAAATCATTATTTAATATGTGGTTATTGTTTGACTTTTAAGCACTATATTTGAGCGGAATTACTTCCAATAAAAAACCGCCCGAAGGCGGTAAAAGAGACCATTAGAGTTATAGATTACGCTTCAAACAAGTCAAGTTGATCATCATCTTTATGCTTTACAGGCTTATTCTCAACCATATCTTTACGGATTTTTCTGATCCAACGTGGCGTAACGCGATATTTTTCAGCAAGTTGATCTTGGATATTTGATGATGCACCGAGTTCTTCTAAATCTTGTTTAATACGTTGGTCGCGCAGTAGGCCAATGTAACGATCCGCTTTAGGGATATAAACACGATCACCATTCCAGAACTGGCATAGTTTTTTTAAATTATTGAAGCCTAATAGAATAGAAAGTTCATGACTTTCAGAAATTGACTTAACAGGTGGGAATGAATAGTCATGTCCACCGAACCGCTGAACTAAAGTCATTGCGGTTCGGTAGTCAGTAAGCTGAATAATGGTTCTAAGGTTTTCGGGAAGTTTGTGGAGGTACTCGTCTTTCATTGGGCAGTCTCTTTTTTCTGTACTCTAATGCCGCAACTATACGATGTAACTCACTTTCTGTGCAAAATTCTAACGCTTCTTTTTTAAACATTTTTTTAGCGATGCCAATTGCATAGTTCCAATGCAGCTCGGCATCTGTCAAAAGCGCTTCAATCTTGTCCATCAAAGCATCCTTGGATGCTTTGACTTTAGGTTTAGTTCCAAATTCCTTCTTACTAAACCCAAGTTCTTCTAAACGTTTTAAAACGGCTACCAGCTCATCATCATTCAAGTCCTTGGCAGATCGCTTACCAGTGACCTGCTGTAGTAGATCCCGATAAGTATCATCATCCATTCCTAGCTCTTTCTTACCTAGATGAATGGCTGCTAGGCGGTGATTACGTGAGGCCTTCTTCATATTGACATCTCACTTATAAACTCAATTGAATCACTCACTTTAATCAAGTGATTGATAGGGGCTTGAGCAGTATTGAAATAAGGCAACTTATACTCATATTTTTTATCCAAATCATACCGTTTTTTAACTTCACGCTTACCCCATATTTTAGTAAGTTCAGCTTTCTGCTTTGCCGAATAATATGATTTGTATAGTGTGGGATAGAACTTGCTTTCAATATGTTCATCAGGCTTGAATAACCAAATGGATTTAAAAAATCCATCTACATAGACACCAACCGCCAACTTCATTTTTGAAACGCGTTCAAGACACAAACTAATTTCATGATCATTGCATTTAATCTTTACAGTTGAATATTGATGATTCAATTTTTCGAGAATAAATGCTTTCTGTTCTTTGGATAGACTCATGATGTTTCTCCAAGACTAATAATGATTTCAGGCGGTAACTTGTCTAAATCTTCAATTTTGATCATTTAAATTGACTCCACCTTACAATCTTCGATATGCATCTCACGTCTTGAAAAGAATGTGCTATTGTCGGAAACGTTAGGCATTCCTTTTTTCCATACATTCAAAACCCGACCAAAAACATCCCAATTTCCATTTTCTCCACCATTCAAAACAAGTTCGGCGGCATACTTGTACAGGTCATCAGTACTAGTAACTTCATAGCCACAAGCATTAATACTTTTAATGTCGTCTTCAGAAAGTTGTTGAAATTCATCTGGTAGCTCAATTTCAAGTTGAGATTCAACAGTAATTGTCACTAATTTTTTAATACCCATTTTAATGTCTCACTTTTAAAATTTAGGCCAAAAAAATCCCGCCAAAAGGCGGGACCTTTTGTTTTGTTAAATCAATTCATAGCTTGAATCAAATCAATTCACCGCTTCCTTCAAAGCTTTACCCGCTTTAAACGTAGGCACTTTGCTGGCCGCAATTTCTAGGGCTTCACCCGTTTTAGGATTACGACCAGTTCGTGCAGCACGATCTGAAACTTTGAAAGTGCCGAAACCCACAAGCGCTACTTCACCACCATTGGCAAGTGTATTAATCACCGCAGCTTCAAAACCTTGTAATGCATCTGCGGCCTGAATTTTTGTTAAACCCGCGCTTGTTGCGATATGTTGGATAAGTTCTGACTTATTCATGAATAATTACCTTAAAAAAATTAAATATTTGCAAAATCAAGCGAGATCGGCTGGTACTTACCATCCTCATCTCGTTCATAGAAACGGACATAATTCTTACTATCAGTCACGATAATGCTGTCACTGATGGCTTGCATAGCTTGCTGCCACTTAGCATCATCGATATTCAATCGACGTAAACCAAGTACACGACCTGTCGAGATTTTTCCCTCCTTATCAACTTGGAAAGCATCATTAATCAATGCCTTCAAGTTATCGTTAGAATTCGCTGACCATGACTGGATACATTCATCAATCAAGGCCTTAGCTGCTTGTAAACGCTCATCAAAACGAATTGAATCCTGACATTGACGAACGACTTTATATTTACCATCAAAGCTAAATAGAGTTAGATTGCCTTTAGCCCCACCAATATTGACTTCATATTGTTCAGCCGATAACTGCACAAATGCGGCTATATCACCAAACACCAAAGCCTTAAAATCACGTAAAGACTGTTGCTGCTGTTTGGCCTGATCAATGAGTCGAATGACTAAGTCACTACGTTCCATATCAATCGGTTTGATCTGAGATTCTGGAATCAAACGACCTTTGGCATCTTGTTTAAACCCATCAGGGATTTGCATGGCTGAGTTCATTTTTATCTCCGAAAATGCTTTTGTTTTGCTTCAAAACTAAACTGACATTTGATACAACATGTCACACCACCAATTGCACGACGCTGATCAGGTATATCTTCACCACAGTCTTCACATTCATAATTGCTGCACGCTGTAAATTGCGCACGTGCATTTATTTTTTCTTGTAAGTTCATGGCTTGAAACTCTTCCGCCATATCAACCAAATCAACCATGACAGCCCCCCAATTTTCCAATTAAATCCAAGATTTCTGGTAATCCGAAAATGATAAAAAGTGCTGCAAGCCAAAAAAAATTATCACTCATTTTCTATTCCTTATTGCCTGTCTGACCACACCCAATCGGGCAAAATTGACATTCTCTCCAATGCCTCATTTCGGCAGGATTTTGTGTAGGAGCATCACGCTCTTTAAACTTTCGACATTGATCACTAGATATTTCATAACCCAGATATGGACATTCAACTTTATCCAACACTTTGATGACTCTTTTTTCGAGTTGTTCAGTACTGCCAACGTATTTATCGCGTAATGCTAGCGATAGACTTGAACGAGCATAGCCAAGTTCATCCGCCACTTTCTGGATGCTTCCAAGTTCGGCAATACGTGCATGGACTAGATTTTTCCATTTAGGTAATTCAGAAGAACACGACATAGCTAAGGCTCCATGCAAGCGCAAGAATGATCGTGACCAAAGTAAAAAACATGGTTCGATATTTCTGACGTTGGTATCCAAGTTCAAACTCAGCCGCTTCGGCGCGTTGCATAAAAGCATTACGCTCAAGAAACATCCGAGTACGATGACGATTTAGACAAGCTTCACGTTGATTTACATGTTCAGGGCTAAAGTTATGCATCTAACACCCCCAAAATTGTGCCGTGTTTCAGTTCTTCATCTAGCTCAGGACGTTCAGCGAACATGACCTCGTTTGTATTTGGGTCAAATACATGTTTGGCACGCTGAATCTGCGGTGGTTTTGGGCCAGTATTCATTTCAGGCAATAAAATATATTTAGCCTTACCGCCTGTAACTCGTGCCGCTTTTACAACTTTTAAATAACCTGCTTTATGTAATGTCATCAGGTAGTTACTAGCAGTTGAAATTTCAATATTCAAAGTATCATTACTTGAAATAGCCGCTAACTCATCTGCATTCATAGGTTGCTTACTAATTCGTAATGTATTCCACATCGCTTTAGTGCCACTAACTGTCGTAATCAATTGTCCTGCTTTTGTCATTGTTGGGTAGTTATAGCCCATATCTTTGAAAAGGCGATATGTCCGCTGCTTCACCACACAATTTGGATGATGTACAGGTTTTTCATTCAAAATTTCAACTACGCCAGCCTTAACCAGTTGCCCGACAAAACTACGAACACTTTCATACACCATGCCCGCATCTTCAGAAATTTGTGCAATCGTAAACTCATGACGATTTTTTCGAATTTCGTTCCAAGCTCGTTGGCGAGGTGACTCATACGGAGTTTTTGAGTTCATGATGTCTAATTCCTTAAAGTTGGGTCTAAAAAACGCGATATCCATCTTCAGAAACTCCGTGGTTTTGGGCTTTCGCCAGTCACAAACCCTTGAGGTAACACCATTTTTAACTCTTTAGAACCAATGTGCTTAACGCCTTGCTCAAGGGCGAGTTCGTGCAACATTTCAAGGTTAGTTGAAACTCGTCGGGTCGAACCGCGGACGGCTACAATCAACTGTTCCAAGACACTTGAGTCAATCTCGATACTTGGCGCATAAATACGACTGAGTTGATAGGCATCTTCAAGATCAGAAGGAAGTGCGGGAACCCAATTTAGTACACGACCATGAAACCGTTCCCATTTTTCAAGCTTACGCGCCAACAACTCCTCACCAATAATCAAGAAAGTCCCTTGGCTGGCTTCATACAAATCGCGAACTATTTCAACCTTTGCGCTATTCACCAAATGATCAAACTCATCAATAATGAGAGGTCGTCCTGACTTAGCTAACTCAGCACTGGCAAGCTCCATCATCTCGCTCAAAGTATTGGGCATTGGAATACTCATTTCACGTAACAGTGCTTGAGCAAACGCTTTTTTGGTATAAGTTGATTTTACTTGGACATAAAATGCATTGGTCTTGGTCGCTACATAGTTGGCAGCAGTCGACTTCCCGAAGCCACTTGGGCCATAGAAAGCAGAGATGCCCGGCAATAGCGGATTACGCTGTAAAGTACGATTCACCGCTTCATAGCACTGTGCAATATTACGAATACTGGCGATGCCGCCATTCGTAACGATGTTCTGTAAAACAGGATTGACATTTGCAGTCATTTAAATCACCATAAATATGTGGTTGTTTGATTTTTGTGCTGGTACTGCGAATACCATCACGATACTTGACGACGCTCTAAATACGTTTTGAGCGTTTCGTCATCTAAACTAAGCTGTTTAAACTTCTTAGACATTTGGAACATGTTCCAAAAATCCTGATCCTTTTCAGAAACTTCCTCCTCTTTTAAAACTCTCTTATCAATGTTCATCCAGCGCTCTAACGGAGTGCTAAACACTTGACCCGAATGCTTTTCATCTTCTTGAGGTAGCTCTACATCTTTAAAGTAAACGCGTTCTTCAGGTTTAGGCTGTACAGGCAATGCATCAAGTTCAGCCATAAGTTTTTGACGTTTTAATTGGTCAAATGGAATCACATTCTGATTTTCAATATGCTCAATCATGGCTTTAGGGCTTAATTCATCAAATACTTCAGCCTGTTTCACAGCCAAACGACGTAAACGTCCATCAGCACGGTTTTGGCGCGCCTGTTCAACCTTGGAAACAGGGAAATAATTGCGCTTATTTGCATTCCAAGTTGCATGGCAAATCAAGCGACCATCTTCATCACGTACCACAACTTTTTCGGCACTATGGATGTCATAACCCACAAGCACTTCAACCCCGTGATATTGCTCCAAGTCCTTGTTAAAATAGCGGTTGCCAAACAACTCTATCTCACCTCGGCGCACCTTACGCGCCTCATAAGGACGGAACAAATCTTCTGCATCCCAATCTTCTACCCGATCAATTGGCGCACCTTGTTCTAACGCTTCGTTCCAAGCTTCTAACGGAGTCTGATACCGTTTTTTTAACGTGACAGGATCAACAACTCTCTTCAAACCACTATGTGGCTTATTGTTGTATTCATTGATCACCTGAGCTGCATAAGCTACAAAGTCAGGCCATGACATCAATAATTTGGATTGACCAAACTCAGCAATGTCCTTACGAGTAAGCTTAAACACTGCATTGCCTGCTTCACTGTCCATGTCTTTTCCCATGTATGTTGGCAGTTTTTTTGCAGCAGTGACCCATAAGGTTTGATGGCTTCGCTCAATCATCCCTTTGGCTTGCGAGTTATAAGGTAAAGCATGAGTGACTTCTGTATTTAAACGTGCCATGACCCCGCGATTCTGCGCTTTGAGCATGTCATTTTTATAGCCAGAGCCATTGTCGACATAAAACAATGCAGGGATACCACACTCCACAGCAGCTATACGAATCGCATCCAAAACACACCAACTACTTTCCGCTAAAGAGATTGACCAACCAACTAAACGACGAGTTGCTACATCCAAAATAGACGTAATTTCAGGTCTAAACGGCTTACCGTGCGCTGGATGAGCTACTTCAGCATCAAAACAATGACCATCAGCGGTATAGACATCAGTAGGCAACAACAAACTGGTATCACGTCGAATAAACGGACGAATGTTCTTTAACTCACGCGCGCCCATCTGTCCACGCATTACATCCACCTTTCCCATTTTTTCATTAAGGAAACGATAAGCCTGCGCATAACTTGGACATTTCACTCCCGCATCCAGATATTGAGGAAGCATCTCCAGACAAACTGTGAGCATGGGTTTTTGCGGTTGACTCCACACTTTCAATAATGCTCCAGCCCATGCAGGCATGACGGTCTGACGTTGTTTCGGAGCCAATACAGCAATGACAGAAATCTGATGCTTTTCAGCGTCTTCAACTGTTTTCATCCAGTCAAATATAGAACGTCGACTCACCACACGATTTTCACCTGACTTTGCATTCGCTTTAGAAACAGCGTGTTATATATCCGCAGGTAAAGCGCCTTCATAAGCTTGCTCAATAAAAGTTTGAATGGCTGGTGTTTTCTTAGCACCTGCATTAATCTGGCTTTGCAAATAACGCACGATAAATAAGCGATTTTCAGCTATTTCACGTTGCCAATTCATCAACTCTGTCGGTTGCTGAGTATCAATCACAGTTGACAATTCAGTTTTAGTCACCATAGTTGGTTCAGCTACATTCAGTTCTTGTTTAATACCTTTAAGAACCACAAGTGTCATTAAATCGTTTGGAAGTTCGTATTCTTTACGCATTCCCCCTTTTCCACGACTTGGAATTTCTTTATACTCAAATCCATTTCGAGCTAGAAATTTATCTAAACCTTTCTGAGTTTTAGGCAAACCTTCTAGTTCTAAAGCTAATAATTCAGCAACACTGTAATGTGTTTTCATTAAGCACATTCCTTATTGCTGTATCGAGGGTAGATACGCTTGTTATCGATTGTCCAACGCTCTGGAAATAGCTCGTGCAAAGTTTTTCCCAAAAAGTTCGCAATCACAAGCTCTCCCTTTTTACTGGGGTGATACAACGCATTACGAACTGTCCGATCAGACATACCGTAGTCTTTAGCCAATTGAGTGATTGACTTACCACGTCGCTCAATTTCAGCTTTAATGCTGTATCTATCCCATTGTTCTGTGGGCTTTTTCTCGAATCCCATATGAACTCCTTAAGTGCCAGATGGCATTTTTTTTAACTTGTTAGACTAGGTATTTACTTAATCTAACGACAATATAAGTTCTTAAAAAAGAACTGTCAGCGGTTCTTTTTAATATAAAGAACTTTATTAATATTTATTTTTGAAAATATTTATGTTTTTCAAAATGTTATTTTATTTTCATTAATGGTGATTTTTTTGTCATGAGTTCTTTAAACACTAAAAATAATTCAGAACTAGAGAACCCTCTCAAAGAGAGAATCAAGTTGTTAATGACTGAGAATGAACTGGAGAAACCTTATAGCTTTGCTACAAGAGTTGGTTTATCTAAAGGTACTTTCACAGGAATATGGAAGGAAGGAAGGTCATCACTTCATAATGGGACTGTAAACAAAATTTGTGTTGCTACAGGAGCCAACCCTGCATGGCTTACAACAGGTATTGGAGAGCCATTTATATCAGATCAAAAAATAAATAATCAGGTGAATCAGGGGGCTAAACAAAAAAATTTAAATACCCAAATATCCCTAAATACTGACCTCTTGGCACAAGCATTTGACACAATGGACAAAGCTTTAAAAGTTACAAACCGCACAATGACACCTCAGTCAAAAGCAAAGTTTGTAGTGAGTATTTATGACAATTTAAACGAAGAAACCGAACTAAAAGCTGAACTATTACAAGAATGTATCTATACAATTGAACAAGCCTTACTCGATACACGACGTACAATGTCGTCTACTGCAAAATCTGAATTGATTTCGATTATCTATGATCTGTACTATGGCAACGCAGCTTACAAAGAAGCAATGAAGACCACACTAGACGAATTAATAAGGAGTACAAGCTAATATGCATGAAACAACAAATCGCTTTAATGTACAAACATTAAAGCAAGCAGGGGTAAAATTACCAAGTAAGGCGTTAGATATCTTTCTTAACGAATCTGAGCAACAGAATATAACACTTGAACTAAAGATTGCAGGAAGCGAATTATTCAAATTAGAGTTCACACTAGACGATCTACAATCACCAAATCGAACGATCACTAAAACGGTTGGTTCAACAGTAGAAAGTTTATTGAACCAAATTCCAGTCATCCAACAAGTGCAAAATAAAATCCAAAAATCTTAA